CGATCAGCTTATGTCTAAAATTCATGCGCTCGCAAAACTTGGCGGCGTATTGAATGACCCAAATATAGCTCCCATTGAAAAGCTCGGCAAGATTTGGGATGTCATTAAGCGCGATGAAGCCGAACAGTTCGCTCCTCGCGACCCTCTTGGGGTTCTAGATCCTCGGAAACCCATATCTGCGAATGCCGGCGGTCAGTTCAAAGAACGTGCGATGGATTACTTTCAAAAACGAGGTTGGAGCAAAGAGCAAGCTGCCGGCATCGTGGCCAATCTCGTTGCCGAGAGCGGAGGTAAACCGAACGCGGTTGGAGATAACGGGCAAGCGTTCGGTCTCGCCCAGTGGCATCCCGATCGACAAGCTGCTTTCAAAAAATGGTCAGGTAAAGACATTCGCGAATCATCAGTGGGTGAGCAGTTGGCATTTGTGCAATATGAACTGACTCAAGGGAGCTATAAAAACGCAGGCGACTTGCTTAAGAAACAAACTACCGCTTACGGATCAGGCTCCACTGTATCGCGAGCGTATGAGCGACCTCAGGATGCCGTGGGCGAAGCCAACAAGCGCGGCACGTTCGCGCAAACGCTCAATGGCATCCCAGGTGCATCCTCTGCCGCCCCTGCTCCTGGCGCTGGCTCTACGCCTCAGAGCGTGAGCAACAGTCGCAGCGTGAATATCGAGAGCATCACCATCAACACGCAAGCTACCGATGCGGTCGGTATTACTCAGGATTTGGCGAGAGAACTGGATTATTTGTTTGCTTCTCAAGCCAACTATGGGATGGTGCCATAATGGCCGCCACTATCGCGCTCGCCACCATCGGAAGTCTCGGCACGATCCTACTCAATGCACTGCAATCGCAGACGCAATGGGGCATATTCGATAAATCCGGAAATCAACTGGGGTTGACGTCTAGCGGCGGTAACAGCCTGCTGGTGACGGTACTGGAATCCGCGCTGCTAGGGTCCGGCCCAATCCTGTCCACCAACTCTTTCGAGTTCAAGCGTGAGACGCGAGTATCCGACTTCCCCGTGGAAGATGGGGGATTCGCCAGCTACAACAAAGTCGTGCTTCCCGGCGAACCGACTGTACGCTATTGCTTCAGTGGTGGGGTAAATGACCGCGGAACTTTCCTCGCTGCACTGGACAACGCCTGCCAGTCCACGCAACTTTACAGCGTGAAGACTCCAGAGGTCACTTACTTCAACTACAACATCACCGATTACAGCATCATTAGACGTGCGGACAGCGGCGCGAATATGCTGATCGTTGAGTTGCATCTTCGCGAGATAAGACAAGTTTCGGTATCATTCAGCACCACGCAAAGTCCTATCAACGTGCCTCAAAACCCGGCATCCAACCTGCCGTCCAATGGTGGTATCGTACAGCCCGGACCCCCAAACAGTTCGACCTTCATCAACATCAAGAATCAACTATCCCACTAAGGTGATATGGCGCAGACTATCCCAATTCAGGCGGTCCCAAATCAGATAGTTCTCTGCGTGCTCGGAGGGCAGAATTGTCAGATCAATATTTACCTGCGCAATCAAAACCTCTACGTGGATATCAATTCCAATGGCGTCGATATGTGCATCGGATGCATTGCTCTAAATGCAGTCCCGCTAGATGCCGCCAATTCCTACGATGGCTTCCAAGGAAATCTATATTTCTTAGATACTCAAGGCTTCGATGATCCCGTATACACTGGCCTGAATTCCAGATGGATGCTTGTCTATCTGACGGCCGCCGAGGTGCTTGAGACCGCCTTCGCCGCAGTCGGAATCCCCAATGTCCTACAGCTCGAAGCGGTACTTCTGGTCACATCACCCAACGGTGGGGACTTCAGCGTCCCTCACGGCATCGTAGGCATACCTACCGTGCTGGAGATTGTGCCCACATCGCCGGGGGCTATCTGGGGGCAGACCTTCTTTGCCGACAACACCAACATTTATCTGGTGGGCTCGGACGTGGGCGTTACCGCAATGATCTTTGTCTACCGGCCTCCAGCTCAATCTGAAGTCACTCGCATCGCGCCGCCAGTCCAACCTCCAGCGGCCAGTCTTGCAGTCAATGCCCCGAGTGCCGGCGTGCAGTTCGCGGTCCCGCATGGGCTCGGATTCGTCCCCAGCCTGATTGAGATTCTGCCAACATCCTTCGGTTGCATATGGCAATCCTCATCTGCTGACGATTCCAATGTGTACTTTACGGCTACCGGGGCCGGAGTGACTGCCAAAATAACCGTGTTCCAAATGGTCAACACCGCCATAAACATCACGGATTCAGCTACAGTATTGACAGTGACTTCAAGTGACCCCGGATTGCTTACGGTTCCTCACGGACTGTTGGCCTCCCCGAGTCGCATAAACATTTTCATGCTTTCGGGCGGTCAGATTATCGCTCAGACGCCAGCTTTCGACGCAACAAACGTCTATCTGGACGCTTCAGATACGGGCCTGACCGCACTCATTTCTGTCTATGCATAAGGGGAATACGATGAAGAAACTCATTGCGCCGTGGCTGATGTTCGCCGCTACTGTTGTTTTTGCCCAGAACCCTCAGTCTCAACAGGCCCCCATCTTTCCTGCCAATGCAAAATATTCGAACGGGATTGCGCCTGGTTATGCACCTTGCGGGAATGCGGCAACCAATTGCACAGCGGTCACGGGTTTGAATTTGCAGGTAGGTCCGGGCACAGTGAATTGTGGCGGAAAGAATGTTGAGTATGCCGGCGGAATTTTGACACTGACGGCGAGCGCGACTAATTATCTGTACCTCAATACTGCCGCAATTTGTACGCCTGCTTTGAGCACGTCTCTTTCGACCGCAGCAGGGACATTGCTGGCTACCATTGTCGCAGGATCATCCTCAATCACCAGCCTTGACGATAACCGAACTCCATTCATGCCTCCGAGTGCAGCAACTCTATCTGCTGCTGTAATGGGGACTGATAGCAGTAGTGTCGCCAACGTCTATACTGTAGCCCTTAGTCCTACCCCTGCCTCGATTGTGACCGGGTTGACCGTGAATTTCCTACCCCATGCAGGGAATGCAATCACAACGCCAACCCTCGCTGTCGCGCCTGGGAGTGCGACGGTAATCACCAAGCAAGCGGGAGCGGCCCTTGCTGCCAACGATATGCTATCAACCGTGGTAGCACATGCTCAATGGAACGGAAGTGGATGGACTTTAGTCAATCCTCAAACTTCAAGTGCGGGCGGCCTTGGAGATCCCGGAGCAAATGGGCTTGTAGTGCGAACTGCGTTGAATACCACTGGTGTCGCTACTGGACCTCAAATTGCAGTAGTCCTATGTCCTTCCGGGACGGGATTCATCTTTTACAACGGGAGTACTACGACCTGTCAGACGCCGTCGGGAACTTTGCCGAATGTGACCGCCGTTCCGTTTCAAAATACAAACCTGACAGTTACCGGCATCACTCCCGGAACGAATGCCTATACAACCGGCCCGGCCTTAGCTGGCACAGCCACTCCGGATCTTTATGCGATGCCGGCGACGCCGTATGCAAATCAAGCTACGAACATAGCCGCGTGTGCAGCCGGAACGGTAGCGAGTTGCGCCGCCGCTTTGACTCCAATGAACAACTCATTGCTCAGCCAACAGGCAGCATTGAATAGCAATGGAATCATCGTACCGACCGCGCTTCAGACTAGCGTCGCGGGCGCGGCTACGGCGGGAGTGTTCCGTTTCAATCCAACCGGAGCAAGCACTTGTCCTGCGACAGTGAGCAACATTCTCCCCACAGGCACGTCTACGACCTTTGTGCAAACAGTGGGTGGGGCTTCGGGATTTCCGAATTTCAACCCCGGTGGATTTGGATTTGGCATCCCAAACTCAGGTTGGTGCGAGCAAGGTTCTGTGGGCAACGGCCCGTCCATCATGCCAACCCCCATCGGTCTCCCTGGATTGACCTATGCATTTGGTGGGACTGTAGTAACTTCAACCTCGCAGATTACGGGTTCCGCTGCTACGTTATCGACCGCTACATTGCCAAGATATAAGGCAAGCAGCACTAGTTGGGGTACGGGGTTTAACGTAGGTGGGTTCACAACATGGGTAAGGGCAGCCCCATTGCTGAGTTGCACTACATCGGGATCATGCACAAATCCAGTTTTTCCGGGCAATACCTTTATCATAGCCAAATCACTTGAGATTGAGTTGGGAGTCGGATTCGCCGCCGAGTTTAACACGGCAACATCCTCTTTCGTCACTTGGTCCTTTCCAACTTATACATCTAATTCTGGGATTAACGGAGCTGGTGGACTCAATGGGACTCTTACCACGCTGGTAGATTTTGGCAACGGTACATGGCGTGCGATGATGAACGACGGCAGTGCAACTCTCATCTCTCCTTTGATGACTTCAACGCTTTCAGCCACGTCTGCGTCTGCCTGGGAAACTTCAGGGTCAATTAACTATGCGATTGAAGAGTTTGGGTATATCCCCGGCGTGCAACTAACCCAACCGCAGGTCGCTGGTATGTATTGCGGATTCCTTTCAGCCGGGAGTTGCTCGGGTTGGTTATCGGCGGAGAATGGCTTTACTAACAACGCTTTCACTTCCCTCGCATCCCAACCAGCCCCCCTGTGGAATACCCACACGTTTTTCAACGGCGACCCATTCCTTCACGATTCCCCGTTCATCACTTTCTCATTTCCGTACACGAACGGCGGCAACTTCAACACAGTCACTTCGCTAACGCTTACCAATGCTGGAACGTCAGGTTACTCGACACAAAACAACGTTCCGACAACGACCGCCAGCGGATGCTCGGGTAACGGGCAGGGCGTTTTACTCAACATTACCGCTTCCGGTGGCGTGATTACAGGTGCGACGATTGCCAACCCCGGCGCGAGCTTCTCGGTGGGCTGTCGAGTATTTCCGACACAAACGGGATCATCCGCTGACGCTTTTTTCACTGTTGGTTCGATCAATCCCGCTGGAAACCTGAGTTACTACGGCCAGTGGTCCCAATCTCATGCGGTGATTTTCACCAACGCTCCCTCCATACGCTTCGCATTTTCTCCAGGCCTCCCGTTCTCCGATGCCGATGGTCAGGACGCTACGGTAAGGGTGGGGACATCTCTTGCTAACATGGTTCCGGCGGAAAGCTCGTCTATCCAAAACGCCAGCCAAAATAGTTATATGGACGTATCGCTTCCCGGCACTGGAGGATCGACCTTTTATTACGTTGACGTGAACATTGGGGCGGTGCTCGGAAACAGTGCGGTCGGCTTTACAGCCGCAGACCTCTATGGGCAGTTGGACGGTATGTTCCTGAACAGCTTCTCGATTCCAAACAATCAACAATATACCGCCGTTCCGGTAACCGAAACAGGCAACGTGACGATGGTAGTCACTGACTCGATTCTTTGCTCAGGATTTAACGCACCGCCCTACAGCAGCTCAGATTCATTTTGTCCAATGTGGAGATACGGTAGCAATCAACCCACTCCCAACATTGCGGCTATAGGATTTGGTGGCGCAACAACTGTTATGGATTTCAACACGCCAACTTCGCCCAGCGCAATCACTACGGCGGGTGGAGGAAGCGGATTCCCGGCCTCATACGCGACGACATGGGCCAACAGCTACGTTACCCCGCTGGAGACCTCTGGGCCTTCATCGTTGACCACTGCAATCATTGCTCGGGGTATCAACGATTTCGTCCATCTATCTTCGATTTATGGATCAACAGCGAACTGCGTCGGCATCGAAGCCTATGCGCTCAAAAATGCGATAGCTGCGCTCAAGGCCGTGAATAGCAGCATGACTATCTATATACCAGCCATCCTTAACAACGGGGGATATACTGAGACCGGCACGGACGCATGTACCGGAGATAGCTATACAACCACTACGGCGTTGACGGCTATGACCCTTGTCGGAGGCGTATGGACATCTACGGCGGTTGCCGCCGGAACGGTAATATCAGGAGCCTCTTCTCGTACTCAGTGGCGCATCATGGTACAGGATCTTTGCTTGACGCTCGGCACATGCACGTATCTCGAAGATGGACCGGGCGCACCGGGGGTGACGGTCGGTGCCTACACTTACTATCCGCCAGACTTAAGCCTAGTTCTCCCTGCAACTGCTACGGTGGTAAGCGGCGGAACCGGGGGCTGTAATGTAGGTGACAAGATCATCCCAACACAGGCGGGTTCCTATGGTGGATACTTCCTGGTCAACACTTGCTCGGGAGCGGCAGTCGCTACTGTAATCGGCGGCCAGCCTGGCCGCAATTATGCCACCGGAACAACCGTACCGACAACGGCTAGCGGACCCGAAACCGGAGTTACCCTAAGCTTCACAGCCCAATCGTTCACGTCAATAAGCAGCTTGGACGGTTTGCATCCAAATGCAATCGGCCATTTGGAACTTTGCCAGTGGTACAGCGCACTTCTAACATCGGGCACGATGACCTGCAAGCAATTCAATTGATATGAAAAAAATCTCATGTATCGAAACTATTATCGCGATGGCCTTTGTTATCGAAGGATGCTCAAAGCCCATCGCCGCGCCAGTCGCCACCGCTCCCGCTATTCAATGTGGAGTTTCCAACAATCACAAGGAAGCCTGCTATCCGATCAAAATCGTGACCACCTCCAAGGGGATAGTCGTCACTTCGGCGGACGGTCGTCAGGTCAATTTCTCATGCCCTGCGGAGTTCCCTCATTTGAGCTTCGCGCCCCGGCGGTACTTTCCCAACGGAGATCTGATGGAAGAAGCTCCGATGCACGGCCCCAGTGAACGGGCGACTTTAAGGCAGGTATTTCCACAGGGGGTTCTTTACTGCAAATGACCCTATCCTTCGACAATTCGAAAGATTTGAAGTTTGTGTTCACTCTCGGGACGGGGAACTTCGGTTCGTCGTCTTCGGGCAATACAGTCACGCTTCAGGGATTTCGCGCAGTCGTCGATATCGACAAGGCCGGCGGGGCGATGATGGGTACTTTGCGAGCTTCCATATTCGGAGTCAAGCAAAGTGAAATGAATTCCTTAACCACAATACAGTGGCAGCCGCTCGCATTCATTCCCAATACGGTTCAAATATTCGCCGTAGACGGCGATCAGACCACTCTCGTCTTCGTCGGCAACATCGTCAACGCCTGGGCCAACTACGACAACATGCCGGATGTATATCTCAGTATCCGAGCTCAGGCGGCCTACTTCAGCGCCTTGCAGCCCATTACCCCTACGGCCTTCTCCGGCCCCACGGATGCCGTCTCTCTGATGCAGATTGTCATTGGTAAAATCAACGCCAGTATCAATTCAGGTCAACCTGTCTACACTTTTGAAAATAACGGAGTCCCGTTTACTCCCATCAAAAACCCGTATTATGCCAACACTGGCCTTGAGCAATTGAAGGATATCGCCCGTGATAACAACATCTGGCTTTATGTCGATAACACCATCATCGCCATCACCCCAGTTAATCAACCTCGCATTAAGTTCGTCCCGATCATATCCCAAACATCCGGACTCAAAGGCTACCCTACCTTCGACGGGGTGGGGGTGAAGTTTCAAATGCTATTCAGTCCTTCCGTGACCTTCGGCGGAAGCGTGCAGATCCTTAGCCCCGAGACGCCGCGTGCGGAAGGGCCTTGGATCGTCACCAGTCTCAGCCTCAAGCTAGAGAGCGCGAAACCTAACGGATCGTGGTTGATGGATATTCGCGGTTCCAAAACCGGATTGGCGTTGTCATCATGAGTAACATACCACCAGGTCTATTCAGCCCATTCACCACCTATGGGCGCTACAATCAATTGCATTTTCTGATTGAGCAGTTGATACTCAAAATTCAGACCGCGACTCTGGTGAGGGTGATCTCATGCACCAACAGCGGAGGTCTGTCGCCCATCGGAACCGTGAATGTGCAGCCACAGGTTAATCAGGTGGATGGGGCCGGAAATAGCACTCCACACACCATAATTTCCAACGTCCCTTATTTGCGCATACAGAGCGCCGCCGGCAACGGTATCATTCTCGATCCAGCGCCGGGTGACATAGGGTTCTGCCTATTCGCTAGCCGGGATATTTCCAAGGTAATTAGCACACAAGCTCAGGCCAATCCGGGTTCTGACCGGTACTACAGCTTTTCGGACGCCATGTACATCGGTCTAGGTTTAAGTCAATCAGCTCCGAGTCAGTACATCCAATTCAGCCCCGAGGGGATCAACATCGTATCGCCCATCGCGATTACCATCCAAGCGCCCTTAATCAACTTGATGGGCGTAGTGGTCCGAACTAACGGTACAATCGTAGCGGAGACTGACGTTCTGGCCGGGCCAGATTCAATCAGCTTGGCTACCCACATTCATGATTTTGGAACACCGCCCGAACCGACAACGCCGCCGATACCGTGAGCATACAGCCATACAGCACGCTTCTTTTGGATGTCAACACCTGGGATCTGACCGTGGACAACAACGGCAATATCGCAGTGGCTGCGCCGCCGCTCGCTGTCGCTCAGGATGTGGCCAGCGCCATTCGCACGTTCGCTAGCGAAGTGTATTACGATACGACTCAAGGGATACCATACTGGACTCAAATTCTCGGTAAGTTGCCGCCAGCTTCACTGATTGTCGAAATGATGAATGCGGAGGCCTTGACTGTACCGGGAGTGAGTACGGCTCAAACGGTCATCAGCGGATACACAGATCGGCAAGTGACAGGTAACGTATACGTGGTCGATACCAACAACGTCTCTTCGGTGGTGAGCTTCTAATGTCCAGCGTGCCGCAAATACAATTCACCGATCAAGGTGTCATCGTCCCTCAAGAAGCTGACGTTCTAGCCGGGACGCAGGCTGATATCAACTCCGCCTTTGGCGGCGTGCTTGGTCCGGGGCTGACAACTCCACAGGGGCAGGTGGCTAGCAGCGAGGCTGCTGTCATTGCGGACAAAGACTCGCAGATTCTCTTTCTTGCCAATCAGTTCGACCCTCAATACGCCAGCGGCCGCTTTCAGGATGGGCTCGCTCGCATATACTTCCTCACACGCAAGCCTGCGCAGGCCACGGCGGTCACTTGCACGCTCGGAGGTATCGCAAGTACCCCAATCCCAGCAGGCACGCTGGCGCAGGACACAAGCGGCAATAGCTACATCCTGTTGACCGGCGTGACCATCGGCGCGGGCGGTACGGTGGTCAGCCAGTGGCAAAATCAGGTAGCTGGGGCCGTCGCCTGTCCTGCCGGCACTCTCACTCGCGTATTTCAGCAAATCAACGGTTGGGATACAATCACCAACCCATCGGACGGTATCCTTGGGAACGTGGTCGAGAGTCGGGCAGACTTTGAGTTCCGCCGGCAGAACTCGGTCGCCATCAATGGGCGCGGGACTAATCAGGCCATCTATGCCAACGTCTTTGAGATTGACAACGTTCTCGATTGCTACGTACTAGACAACCCGAGCGGCCTTGAGCAATCAGGTAATCCGCTGCCTGGCGGGACTGCCAATGCGAGCAACTATCCGCTCGCGCCTCACTCCATTTATGTCGCAGTGGTGGGCGGCATCGACGCTCAGGTTGCGGCGGCCATCTGGGGGAAGAAGGACGATGGCTGCGACTATGCTGCATTCCCCGTCGGACAGTCGCCAGTCCCTGGGATGGGTACCGTATCGACCGTCACGGTGGCAGATACGACTTACAGCGTCCCACAGCCACAGTATCAGGTGAGCTTCATTCGCCCCGTAGGATTGCCGATCTATTTTTCGGTTCAAATCGTCAACTCCGCCAATCTTCCGAGCAACCTAACCGCGCTTGTACAGGCCGCCATAATCGCTCAATTTCAAGGTCAGAACGGAAACGCAAGGGCGCGTATCGGCGGAAGTGTAATTGCAGCTCAGTATTATGCCGTGGTCTCAAATATTGGAAGTTTCGTCACGCTGCTGGGGGTTCTGGTCGGGACATCCCCGTCACCATCTGGATATCAAGCTCAGGTGGGCATTGATCAGACTCCCAGCATTGCTGCTGGAAATATCACGGTGACCTTTGTATGAAGAATCTCGAACAGACGATCATTAGTCAATATGGCAACAGCCCGCGCATTCTCTCTCTAGTAAATGGGATGAATGCGAATATCGACCCTCATGCCGATATTGACGGTTTCTACAACGCCATCTTCAATGTGGATACGGCCAATATTTTCGGACTTGCCGTCTGGTCTCGCATTGTCGGCATCCCGCAGTCGCTCATTACGGCTCTCGGTACGTTCCTGGATGACGAGGATGCGTTTCGTTCATTGGTGTTGCTCAAGGCTCTGAGCAACATTCTGTACCCAAGTTCTCAGGCCATCAATCAATTACTTCAAAATTGGCTTGGGGCTGGGACGCGCGCCTATGTTCTCGATACGGGCAGAATGACGATGGTATACAACTTCGAATTCGCCCTCACCCCAACGCAACTGCTCATAATCCAGCAGTCGGGGATATTTCTGCGGCCATCTGGCGTAATGATGGGAATTCAGGCACAGGAATACCCCCTCATCGGCTTCGCTGAAATGGGTCAACCGTGGGTGACAACTATGGGCAATGGGATATTCTCAGAAGGGGTTTGAAATGCTATTAAGCGGAGCACCAGTTAAACTCGTCGAACCCTTCGCAGTCAACGCCGCCGCTTCCGGAGGCTTCGGCGGCAAGCGGACTGTTCCTGTCCCATCGCAGATCGGCGTCACACCTGGGGCTGCGAGCTTCAATGATGGCTTCCCTCCTGCCACTATGACACCTATCCCCGAGGGCGGGGTGGTAATGAGCGGCTTGGATATGAACGGGGCGCTGGGGCAAATATCGGCACCAGTCGTATGGGCAAATGCCGGGGGAAATTTCCAGTACGACTCGGTATTCTCCGCTGCTGTCGGTGGATACCCAAAGGGGGCACGACTGCTCACCGCTGCCGGGACGGGATTTTGGACATCGATTGTTGACAACAACGTGACCGATCCAGATACGGGCGGCGCGGGATGGATTCCAGATAGAGCGGTGGCGAGCGTATATGCCAGCGCTCAACAGACCCTAGCATCCGGTAATTCCGAAGTGCTCTGGGATACGGTCGAATTCGATCCTTTTGGATTGAGACATTCTTCGTCCAACAGATTCGTCGCTTTATGGGCCGGAAAATATCGGTTATCCGGCGTAACTTATCTTCCCGCGCCGGCCGGTCAGTTGATCGGTACTCAGATATTCAAAAACAGTTCAATCATCCGCCAGTGCGCTCAATATCCGCAGGTTAGTGACGGGGCGATGGCTTATCCTTTCGACGCAATCATACTTTGCGCTATAGGCGATCAACTGGCGGCGGTGATGAATGTGACAGGCACTCCAGTTTTGGCCGGACAATCCGGAAGTAATGAGGCGTATGTGTACGGCCAGCTTGAGTTCCTGGGGGCATGATGGCAATCAACGATGAGCCTATATTGAGGCGAGAATTTGAATCTTGTAAGGATGAGATTTGGCGGGAGCTTAATCGAGTATCGGAAAAACTGGAGGGGCCGCCACATCCTGGATTGGAAAATCGAGTGGATCATTTTCTAGTTGAATTTCGCACTCTCGAAAAGGAACGGGATAAGCAGCACCAGGCAAATAGATGGCGATTGAATGTGATAATCGCCCTCATTGCGGCAATGGCGGCATGGCTGATTATCTTCTGGCACCGGTAGATTGACATTTCCGTCAGTAGCGATATGATGGTTATGCCGAGAGGCAAGGAGAAAACACAATGGCAAATCTTGCAGCACTAATTACCGACGTGCCAGCGGAACTCGTGGCAGTTCAAGGTTTCGTTACGGGCATCGAAAAGCTGGTCGCGGATGCGAAGTCCGCCGGCCTTTCCACCGTCGCTATCAGCGACATCGAAGCTCTCGTTCCTGACGCCGAAACTGTCGTCAAGGATACCGAGAAGGTCATCACGGATCTGTAGCCAGCGGATGATCGACGGGGCGACTTTCGAGTCGCCCCTAGCTTTAGTGGCGGGAGGAACCGTGAACGTATTTCAGCACATCGCTCATTGGCTTCACATCGGAGTCAAAGACGTAATCGTCGATTCAATCAGCACCATCCACCGCGGCATCGAAGTGGTTGAAGAACTCAAGGTTCAAATGCCCACGCTCGCCGAGGATACTGCCACCGTTGCCAGTGACGTTCTTGAGTGTAAAGCACTCGCGGCCGCCATCGCTCTGGTGGTGGCTGGGGGTGGGGTCAATATCGCAGCAGACGCCGGCGTCCTGGGCGCTCTAGTCACTGACGGAACTGCTCTCATCAAGCTGTTCGACGACGCAGCCACCCTCATTAAGACGACTGGCGGGGATATTGCTGTAGATGCGGCGATTTTGAAGAGTTAAACCGGTTTAACGCTGTCGGAGCGGCTTCGGACGCCTCATTGATCACCGCAAGCAACTTGAGCCACGCAGGGCCGCTCAAACACTTCCGGCATGAACGAGGTATCTGAGTGCTCATACTCACCACTCTTGTTTTGCAATTCAGGCACATGTATAGCCTCATGACTCAATCCAATTGAGTTTGGAACCAGGGGTATTGATGACGATTCCTCGATCCGCCAAATAATCAGATTGCTCACGTAATTTGAATTCGAGCCGATCAATTTCGTCCTTCATTTCTCGAATAGCGGCTTGACGGTCGTCATTGTTAACTGCAATCTCAATTTCCTTGAGCAACTCATGGGCGTGTATCATATCCAATCTCCTTCAGTATGGTTTCGCACTTACTCATATACCATGCGTAATCAATGTCGCTGGGGAACTCATCGGGTAGAGTCATGCATGGCTTGGCCCCGTAGCTCAGACCAACCATGTTCCCCGAACCTTGGTAAACTATGGGGCCAGGTGAGTTGACGCCATAGTACCATCGGATCACCTTGCCTAGGTACTCAGGTCGCTGGGGCTCGAAGCAAGCAGCATAGGCTTCACTGGCCGATAGCGTCTGCAATCCTCGCGTCCACATTCTGCCTTTGCGAGCCCATCCGTTCGCTTCAATCGTCGGGATCATGTCGCGCACCAGCTTGAACTGCGGGCCATCACCCCACATCTTGACGCCTCCGCCGGTAACCTTCTGCACAGTGACGAACTTGCGAATGTCTCGGCAACTGGCGAGTGTGTAGAGGATTGGAGTTCCGTGCAACAGCATATCTGCGACGGCATCGGAGCATATCTCGCAATCCGGATTCTTCTTCTCGATCAAACCAGATTTACTATACTCACCTTTGCGCTTGACTTCGTTTGACTTTATCGCGAAATAATTATTCACATCTCTGGAGTAAACGGCCTTGTATTCGGTCGTTTCCATTTCGAGACCGGTCATCTCCTGCCACTGGGCAATGAGGTGCTCGCTGAAGTGGACTTGATTGCGCCGGCAGCGGATGATGAAACCGTCCGTGTTAGCGCTTACAACCTGAATGCCGTAATGCTCATGCCACTCAACTAGCATGAGCATTCCTAGTTGACCGGTGATGGTGGTCTGAATCATCATCTTCGGCGCGAACAGAATGCTGAATGGGCTTCCCGTTTTACCGAAGGTTCCGTTGATCATGACCTTCATGCCCTCATTTTCGACGTGAGCGATCTGAAATTCATAGCTGGCGGTATCGCCATTCTTCTTGAGGCTGCGCTCCAGACTCTTTGCATCTAGGCGCTCATCCTTCATGTTGCAAAGAACGTCAAGGAACACTGGACCGAGGGCCTTGGGAAATTCGCCCGATAGCAAGATCAGATTCGGATAGTAGCTGGCGACATCGTTGTCCCGAAGGCACCAGGTATCATCAGCCACATGGCTTACGCATTTCTCGCTACTGTGCAGTCCGCCGATCCCCATGCGGTAGATGGCTTGACCTAATGGAATCTCAAGCCCCTTGAGTGCCGGCGGCATCTCAACCATCCCGTTAGCACCTAGCCCAAAGATGCACTCTTTGATGATTTCAAGAGTCTTGTGTAATTGAGGGGTTTGGAAAGCAACCCATGCGGGAGGGTTATACCGGAACTTCAGATTCCAATCAATATCCGGCTTGTAAATGCGCTGCCCGATAGCCTGCTCGCATCTGAGCTTGATGACGGCCTCTGCCATCTGGGCATCAGACTTCGAGCGTAGATCGACACCATAACGCTTGCTGAGATGAGTGCGCATGACGCGCTGAGGTTCGAGGGCTTTGTAAAGCTCCTCCAGAACATCAAGGTCATTCTCGCAATAGGAATCGAGTTCGACTATCTCTACATCCGAAAGCCATCGGTCGGGTTCAAAGGGCAAATCCTGCATTCGCTTGCAGTGGATGCGACCGGCATAGCTCTTCTGGCTTCCCTCACCCGGTAGCACCTGCATAATGTCGATATGGTCCGCAGGTTGCCAGTCGATAGGGAGATTCAACTCCCAGGGCTTCCGTTTCTGCTGAATGATCTCATCCGACAGCCACTTTAGTTGCTCGCAGGAGAATCCGGCGAGCGCGGCACAAATCATCGGCACGTCGTAGTAAATACCGTTGAAGCTGACAACCATGAACATCGCAAATAGATCGGATATGCGTATGCGGTCGCCGTCACTGAAAGATTGCCCAGGTCCAAGCCGGAAGCTGAAGATGGGTCCGTTCTGGACTCGAATCTTCAGCACCCAATAGTTGCGGTAACATTCCGTATCGTAGAACGCTACCGGCTTGGATTGAGGTGGAGTGGGGATCACTTGATGCTACTCTCCCAGCACATAGTTCTTGAGACCAACCAAAGTCACCGCATCCACTTCGATCATAGAGTGAATGCCCTCATCATAGTTCTCGAAATCGGCAGACTCGAAAAGCAGAGTGAGACGCCGCATGATTTCGGGGTCATTCTTATACTTGATTGGCTTCGGCGTTGCTCCGAACGACTTCACATCTTTGGCGGTGATTGGTCCATCGGGCTTGCTCTTGAGGATAGCCTTCTGCTGCGTGCTCTTCAGCTTGCTAATTGCTTGCGCCGCGCTCTCATTCATCCGTCCGGATTTTAGGGCCTGCTCGGATTCTGGAGTTAGCTTGATGAGATTGAGGCGATCATTAACCCACTTGACTGCCTTTGCGATCTCGCCCTCGGTGGCTGCCACTGGCCAGTAGATGCGGGCTACCGCCGATTCCAACATACCCCATGCGAGTAGACGCTGGATGTTGTGAGCGTCGTCCACTGGTGTGGTATCGTTACGCATCCGGTTCTCGGAGATATTGCGGATAAACGCGCCCTGCTCGTTAGTCTTGTAGTAGGAGCACTTGAGTTTCATCGGTTCCGGAGTCAACTTGCGTTTGTTGATCTCCGATATGGCACGCCAGCGTGAGAATCCGTAGGAGAGCACGGGCGATCCGGCGTCACTCCAGATACCACTGGGTTGTATCTGACCTTGATAAAGAATATCGGTTATCAGCCACTCGATATCCGGCTTCTCTTGCCGCCCGTTCAATTCTTCACGAACTTCGATCTCCTCGGGGAAAAATTCATAGATCGTTCCCCGAGTCGGTTTGACGTTGAAATCGACTGCCATTACTTCACCTCGCGGTACAGTTTCATTACCTCTATAAATTCCAATGGGATTTTATACTCCATTGATGCTTCTTTGGGAAATCCATCAAGCCGTTTTATACCGTAGGATGATTCTGATGCGAATGCTCCTAAATATATCCCGGTGACTTCGAAAGCAACATGATCTCTGATGACTAAATCTCCGACTTGTATCATTACATTCCCTCCGAGAGATGTTATGGGATCGTCTGGTAGATCCCCCGCCACTTTATTGACGACCTGACACCGCACTTTCGCGCATTAATCTGCGTAGTACATAGCGTCAACCTTGTTAAAATTACTCCTGCACCATGTATCCACCCTGGATCATCTGAGCGTCTGTCCAGCCCTTTGCGTGCCATTCCTCGCGCGTGCCTTGCGCTGTCATGCGGTAACGCGGGCTAGAAGGGGATGCACTCGCAGGAGGTAGCGGGATTGCACCAGCGACCGGCGAAGGTACACCACTCTGGGGGTTGGACGGCATCCCTCCAGTTGTGCTTGGCGCGGGCACCTGGAGGAACTGAGGGTTTGGCAGCACCGGTATGGGGCTGACTCCAGCGGAGGATGCCGGTATGGGGCTAGCGGCGACGGCAGGGGCAGAAGGGGCAGGGATGCTCGCAGGAATCGCACCAGCAGACGGCACAGGGCCGCCGGCAGGCATAGGGATCGAACTGGGCGGCGGCGCGAGGCTGGCACCGGGCGGTAATGCGCCCTGACCGAAGCCGGCGGTATTCACATCGGGGCCGAAGCTGATCTCAGGACCGTAGGCGCGGAAGCAGACCATCGAGTGATTGAGGTATACGCCAGGATTGTTCTGATTGCCGTTTCCCTCGACATTGAACAGGACTTCGATGTAATAACCGGGCTTGACGTAATCCGGCGTCAACTCCTGTATCGCGGTTCCGTTCTCGAATCGGTAAATCTTCGGTGCATATCCACCTCGCAGCGAGAGCACCCAATGGGATTTGTATCCTTCGTTGTCGCAAGGACGCTTGTTGCGCTTGTTGACCTCAGTGCTGTCGCCGTCCGTGATTTTCCACGCGAAGTCTTTGCGCTGATAGCTTCCGGGGAATGCCACCGATCCGACATTGAGGATCTGCTGGCCCCATGATTCTTCCCACCAGTTTGCTCTCGTTTTGGGAATAGCGAGGCCAAAATAGAACTCAACTCGCGACTGCCCAACCTTGGGGCCGGTTTTGTATTTCAAGGGGTTGCCGTCGAAGTCTGTAGTGACTTCTTTGTATAGACTTCCCGCAACCATACGGCCTACGGGTGATGTGATGCTTACGCGATCTGCCATTGCTATTAGTTCCTTCCAAAGACGCGAGCGGCGTCAGTCTGGGTTTCAGGGATGAGCCTGGTTGCGGTTTTCGGAGTGAAGCTAAATTGAGCGACGACCTGCTCATTCACTCCGAGTTTCTTCGCTTGCGTTGGGGTAACGACCTCAGGAGGCTTCTGTAAGTTGACGCCACTTAGCGAACCGATGGCGATGACCTGGGGCGCTGGGATATTCCATGTTGAGCGACCCATCCCCGGTTCGGCGCGATAGTACGGCACATGCTTGCCGGCGGTGAGATTGGCGATGGTGATTTCCTTCAGCCCCTCGACACGAGCCGTAAGACGATCAAGAGCCGCGCTCAGTATCTTGAGTTCGAGCGCGGCCGCTGACGGCGTGAGTTCCACAACCCCACGGCGGGAGCTGTATTCGGCGGCGGTGTATGCGGAGAGCTGAAGAGCATCGCAGGCATGACGGCCAGGGCAATCCCCGCAATGCTCATTGACCGTCGCGGTGGGAGTGTGGATGGTCGCGGCTTCTGCCATATTGGCCAGATTGTTGAATTGGCCGCGGCAATCCGAGAGTTTGAATTCATGGGTGCGGACTGACGATCCGCGATAGAAACACCGAGGTTGGATGACGGTGAATGCCACTGTCATGTGAGCTTCAAGCCAACTGATGTGATAGCGCGACTGAAGTTTATCGACGATCCCTGAAAGATAGCAGAGACCTTGCTTATTCCAGAATTCATCGACAAACCTGTGGCCGAATTTGTAATCGACTATCACCAGATGACATGTGACGGGATCGAAACTCCAGAGGTCCGGCGTACCGCGCATATCGGCGCGAATTGAAGCAATGGGGATGATCTGCTCAATGGCACACGAGTCTGGGGATATACCGTTCATCCTCAGGTAATCGACGATTAGATCAGCCCCCTCAAGCATTTCTTCGGTCACCAGCAGGCCGTTGGGAGCTTGAGCGTGTAAAGCTACCTCGCGGTCCATGACAAGTTCCCAGGCCACCCAATGCGCCGCCGTACCCTCGTCCGCTTCAGACGATCCATGCTCTTGCGGAAAGCGAGCCCTCATTGTAGGTGAGAGTGAGCATACGCTCCATGTTGCCGCCGAGGATGGTGCTAGGAATGTGTGGGACATGACGCCAACCCCCTCTCAATAGCCTTACGGATAATGTTACGTTGCTGGTTGACACTGAGGAACCGGAAGCTGCGAACGCTTGTAGCCTTCCGGATTTCCTCAATGACGATGGCTTCCATCTGATCTTCGGTCATGGCGCTAGACGGCAGCGCCGGCCAGAATACCGTCGATCATCGGAGCGACTGTCGGAACAAGATCCAGCCGCGTGCCGAGGGAGACGAAGTTCGGCAGCCCAACGGCATCACAGACCTTCTGCAATTGCACTTGAGTGATGCGAGCACCGGCAAGTGCGCTGCTCACCTTGTTCATAAGGTCGAGGTAGGGTTGGATCGCGGGAGGCGGTGCGGGAATGTTAGCGGACGTAGCGACCGCAGCTTGGGCAACTGGAGCAGTCGCAGCCATCGCAGGGGTCGAAGGGGACGGGATTGCCATCACCTGCCTGAGTTCGCACTCGATTTGATTGGAGTATCCATCCACCAGCCCGCGGCGGGCGCGCCAGGTTCCGTCGGCATTAAAGCTCTTGGCAGCGGAATGGATGCGAGAATCCCAGGGTAGGCCAGTCTTGTCAACTACCATACCCGAGACCGCAGTGGGGGTGAAAGATGTCGTCGGCGGGGTCGCAACCTGGGCAGCAGCCCCACTCGGAGGGTTTGGAATCACCAATGTGGGACCGGCGGTGCTGATCGTGGATGGGGCCGCATCAAGCGCTGCAATTTGCTGATATACAGACGGAGCTTGGGTATTGATCGCCGGATGATCGGGGTGAGGTTTACCGAAGACTTGTGATGGCGAAGGTTCGGCGACGGAATGGGCGGCTTCCGCAGCACGTTCCACGGCATCCTCAAATTCCAAGTTGTGAAGACTCTGCGGCTCATCCGAACCGGCGTAGGTCAAGATGAATCCTGCCAGTTTTTGCGCTTGATCTTCTGAGAGCGAATCCAGATCGATTGTGATTGTGTTGCTCATGCTCACCTCATAAATTTTGATTGACGCATACCCACCGTATCGTGTATTGATGGAAGTGTCAATAGGAGATTTTCATGAAAAAGGGATGCATATATGCGATAGGGATTGAGATCGCTGCTTTTTGGGTCGTTTGCGAGATTTGGAGGCTTTTCCGGTGAATTATTCAGAATTCCTCCACCAGAAGCAGGTATCGGACGTTTGCTCGGGATTCGATGCTGATAACTTAAACCCCAATCTGTTTGATTTTCAATTACCCATCGTCAAATGGGCTCTTAAAAAGGGACGGTCCGCCATCTTCGCAGATACCGGCCTTGGCAAAACCCTCATGCAACTAGCTTGGGCCGATGCGGTACCAGGATTCGTACTGATCGTCGCACCATTATGTATCGCGCAGCAAACAGTGGATGAGGGTGCGAAGTTCGGTATCGCCGTCAAATATTGCCGTCACCAGCATGAGATCGATGACACTCAAATTGTCATCTGCAATTACGAGATGCTGGAGCACTTCGATGCCCGTCTGTTTACAGGTGTGGTATTGGACGAATCAAGCATCCTCAAAGCTGAAGATGGTAAAACCCGATCTATGATTATCGAGAAGTTCCGCAATACCCCATACCGCCTGAGTTGCACTGCCACTCCTTCGCCAAACGACTTCATGGAGCTTGGTAGCCAGTCGGAGTTCCTCGGGGTGATGAAATACTCCGAGATGCTTTCGATGTTCTTTACTCACGACGGCAAAGATACAAGCAAATGGCGCTTGAAGGGTCATGGTAAAACCAAGTTCTGGGAGTGGCTCTCGACCTGGGCGGCGGTCATCCGCAAGCCTTCCGACCTTGGCTTCGATGATGACGGATATACGTTGCCGCCTCTGCGATTGATGGAATGCGAAATGTCGTGGGACAAGCCTATGGCGAACACCATGCGAGAGCGATTGCAAGCTCGCCGGGACTCGATTAAAGAGCGTTGCGAGTATATGGCGTCCCTCGCGAACAGCATCCGAGAGCCTTGGGTCATCTGGTGCAATTTGAATGACGAATCCAGTCTTCTAGCCAGCTTAATTCCCGACGCTGTCGAAGTGCATGGGTCGCTTTCGATGTCCGAAAAAGAGCGTCGGATTCACTCGTTCACTCTGGGTCAATCCCGTGTGATTATCAGCAAAGCGAAGATATGCGGATTCGGCCTGAACTGGCAACATTGCCGCAATGTTGGTTACTTTCCAGACGATAGTTTCGAGAAATACTATCAGGCCGTTCGCCGCTGTTATCGCTTCGGGCAAACTCAGGAAGTGCTCGTCTGGATGGTATATACGACTCCGGAAGGTACTATCAAAGTCAACCTGGAACGCAAACAGGCGCAGGCCGACGAGATGACTGACCGGATGATAGGTCACATGCGCGAATTTACTCAACGCGAGGTTCTCGGCACGTCAGCCGAGCGCACAGATTACGTACCATCAACCTCAATTACCTTACCGGAGTGGATATGATCCTCAATCAGCACGTCGCTGAAAATATTGCCCTTTACAACGTCGATTGCGTCGAATTCATGAATACCATGATTCCCGCGAACTCAGTCGGATACTCGATTTTCAGCCCACCATACAGCACTCTTTACGTCTACAGCAACTCGGATCGAGACATGGGAAATTGCCGCGACGATGATCACTTCTTCGAGCACTTTCGGTTTTGCGTCGATGGTCTGATGCGCGTAATGATGCCGGGTCGTAATGTCTCGGTCGATTGCATGAACATGAGCACAACCAAAGGGCGCGACGGTCACATTGGTCTGAAGGATTTTCGAGGCGCGATCATCCGGATGTTTGAAGCAGCCGGATTCATCTACCACTCTGAGCACGTTGTTTGGAAAGATCCACTTATCGAAGCCGTACGGACGAAAGCGCTCGGGTTGATGCACAAGCAACTATGCAAAGACAGCGCAATGGTGCGGGCTGGCGGACCTCAATACCTCGTAACTTTTCGCAAGCCGGGAGTCAATGCGCAACCGATTCCGCATGAGCATGGATTAACACATTTCATCGGCGAAGATGAGCCAACTGAAGGCAACCTCGCGCATAATCGATGGAGGCGATATGCGTCGCCCGTGTGGATGGACTGCCGGCCGACTCGCACCCTCAATTACCGCGGTGGTCGTGAGGATGAGGATGAACGCCACATATGCCCAATGAGCCGCGACATCATTGATCGGGGCATCGAACTCTGGAGTAACCCAGGGGATGTGGTATTCGATCCTTTCGGAGGTATCGGATCGACAGTTTATTCAGCCATCAACATGCGCCGCAAGGGACTCATGTGCGAACTTAAACCATCCTATTTTGATATGGCCGTCAACAATCTCAGTAATCTGAAAACTTTCATAGACAATGAGACAATGCAAGTATTTCAGGCTTTTGGTGAGCAAGAAAATTGTACTGAGTTGGTGTTCTGATAATGCCAGTCCCTCTAAGGTCCATTCAGATCCCATTCGAGCGCGATATCTACGCCGCCTGGGACGCTGGTGCTCAGAATGTGATGGGGGTGGCGGCCACTGGTTTTGGTAAGACAGTGGTGCTATCGAAGTTGCTATACGATGAGCCGGGGGCGAGTATAGCCGTCGCTCATCGTCAAGAACTCGTCTCTCAAATCAGCATTGCGCTCGCTCGTAATGGAGTAAGGCATCGTCTGGTGGGCAACAATACCAGCCTCATGCGAGTGATCACTGCTCTACAAGTGATGGAGGTTGGTTACAGCTACCTCGATCCAACTGCCAAGACTGGAGTTGGTGGGGTTGATACAATCGTCAAGATGCCGGATGACCCTTGGTTCCGGCAAATTCGACTAGCGATTCAGGATGAGGGCCATCATGTTCTCAAAGATAACAAATGGGGTAAAGCTCAAGCCAAGTTCCCCAACGCTCGCGGATTATTCCCTACCGCAACTCCTCGCCGCGCTGACGGACGCGGTCTTGGTCGTCATCATGATGGTCTTGCTGACGCTATGGTGTGCGCTCCTACTATGCGTGAAATCATCAATCTGGGTTATCTCACGGATTATCGCATTATTTGCCCTCCTATTCCTCAGGACTTTGATCTAACCAACGTTGGGGTAAGCGATGCAACGGGCGACTTCACTCCACCCGCTCTACGCAAGGCGCGGCGAGCGAGCGCTACCCTCACCGGCGATGTCGTAAAGCACTACAAGCGCTTTGCCGATGGCATGATGGGAGTGACATTTGAAGTCGATGTGGAGTCGGCCAAGAAGACAGCAGCCGCTTTCCGCGCTGCCGGAATCAAGGCGGAAGTGGTCAGCGCCAATACCCCAGACAGTTTGCGTCATGACATAATCAGGCGATTCAAGCGCGGAGAAATTCTACAGCTTGTCAACGTGGATTTGTTCGGTGAGGGTTTCGATCTGCCGGCGATTCAGGTGGTCAGCTTCGCTCGACCAACGTACAGCTTCGCTCTCTACTCGCAGCAATTCGGTCGTGTGCTGAGGTTGCTACTTGGGCCGGAATACCTGCGCATGTGGGACAGCTTCAGCGTCTCGGAGCGACTCGGATTGGTCGCCCGAAGCATGAAGCCCAAGGGTATCGTCATAGACCATGTGGGGAACGTAGTACGCCACAATGGTCCGCCAGATAAGCATCAAGTTTGGACGCTTGACCGGCGCGTCAAGCGGAAGATCAAGAGCGACGAAATCCCTCTGACCGTCTGCCTTGAGTGCTTCAGTCCGTATGAACGCAGCTTCCGATGCTGCCCATACTGCGGGTTTGAGGTCGCTCTCACCCCCGAGCAGCGTGCGGACCTCGCTTACCTGGATGGCGACTTGATGGAGTTGGATCACGATACTTTGCGCAAGCTCAGAGGCGAACTGAAGCGCAAGGATGGTGACTTCTATGCACCTCAAGGGCTACCCTTACCGGCGCAGATTGCGGCTCGTGCGAAGTGGATGGAGAGACAAGCCAACCAGCGCTCATTGCGCAACGCCGTCGCCTGGTGGGCGGGCTTAGAGCACGCACAAGGATACTCGCAGTCGGAGAGCTTCCGGCGCTTCTATTTTAAGTTCGGAACCGATGTTGCCAATGCTCAATTGCTGGGAGCGGCCGAGGCCGAAGAGCTTGCGGTGAAAGTGCTTGCTGAGGTGAGCAAGTTCGGTATTGACGGAAGTATCAATGCTGAAGCATACTTATCAAAGTGACCATGACTGATCAAAAAACAAAACGTTGCAAAAAATGCGGAATTGAAAAATCAGCGTTTTATTTTCGTGTTTGTGCTAAACCTTCGCTGAAATAACGAGCGTTGCAACTCCGGCTGCGAGGGATTGGAAAGACTCGGAGGGCATGAGCGAAACTGGGGTGAACCCGGATGGCTCTCAGAGACACAGGTGCGATCAGTTGCCGAGGCAGGCGCAACTCGCGGTTTCTGGGGCGATGCCGACTGGTGGTACGGACGCGACGACAAATACCGGCCCATTGAACCCGGCTTACTCCCGTCGGCTCATGGGGTTCCCGCCCGAATGGGACGATTGCGCGGATATGGCAATGCGATTGTCAGTGCACTTGCGGCAGAGTTCATCAAAGCGACGGAGGGGTGTTAAATGACAATTGCGATCTGCCCTCGATGCAGTGAACCACTTTTGACCGATATGGCAGAGCAACTCGATATCGATGGCTTTTGTGCTCAATGTTGCGAAACTTTCAATATCGACTACTGTCCTTGGTTTGACGATTGCGAAGGCTTGATAGCCGGAGTCCCTGAATATCTGGCAAATTTGGAAGTTTGGAAGTCTATTCACAGGATACCTAATTTATGAAGTCAACTGTTCATCAATGGGCAATTAAGTGGAGCATCCCTTACATAGCGCTTCAGGAACTCAACTGCATATTTGGGTTGGATCAAAATGCTCCGAGACTTGCCGGCCAAATCCCTCAGACTGAGAGCTACGTGCAGAGCTTGGTGCGACTCGAAGCTGCTCGCAAAGGAATCAAACTGTGGCGGAACAACGTAGGAGTTCTCACCGATGAGCGCGGCATTCCTGTACGATATGGGCTTGCCAATGATTCCCCCAAGTTGAATGCGATTTTGAAGAGCGGAGACCTGATAGGATGGCGGCCAGTTGTGGTGACGCGAGATATGGTCGGCAGTACAATAGCTCAGTTCGTGAGCCGGGAGTGCAAGCGGCCAGGGTGGATATACTCCGGGACGGAGCACGAAGAAGCTCAATTGAAGTGGGTGCAACTGATAGTTGCGGATGGCGGCGATGCGTGTTTTGCAACATCCGAAGGGTAACTTTAGAGATTTGCAGCAAGTGGGAGATAACTGATGCCAACTAGGTTGAACCAGCAGCAAGTGAAGAAGCGCAAGGAATCCATCATCACGGCAGCGCTCAAGTTGACCGAGACGCCAGGCGGATGGATGAAGATAACAACGGAGAAGATCGCTATCGAGTCCGATTGTTCCTATGGTCTGGTTGCCTATTACTTCGGCTCAATCCAAGACATCCGTCAGACGCTTGTGCGCACAGCTATCAAGCGCGGCAATTATGCCGTTCTGGCTCAGGCGATGGTCGCCGGTCACAAAATGCCTGCTGGCGTGCGGGCTAAGGTCATCGCGCACATCTCTGGAGAGTAGGCTGACGTGCGCGAACTCCCTGCCGCATTAGCGCCTCTAGGCGCTTATCGACAATTCATTCTCTACAAAGCCGTCCCTTCGGAGAGCCGACCGGGGAAGACTGACAAACTCCCCATTGACTCCCGCGACATGCGCGTCAAGAGTGCCCATGACCATTCGATCTGGTTGGATGCTCGCACCGCCATGCAGCGAGCGTCGGAACTTGGAGAACCTTATGGGATCGGCTTTGTCTTCACCGAGAACGATCCTTTTTGGGTTGTCGATATTGACGGTTGTCTCACGCCAACCGGGTGGGCACCTCATGCGCAACAGGTTGCTCAGTTGCTCTCAGGGTGCGCTATGGAGGTCAGCAGATCCGGCATCGGAATGCATCTCATTGGGTCGGGAAAACCTCCCGTTCATGGCTGCAAGAATGAGCAACTCAATATGGAGTTTTATCACACGGGGAGATTCATCGCCCTAACTGGGATATCTGCTCAGGGCAGCGCTGCCGCTGACTTGTCTGCCGTACTCTATACGCTCACTCAAACCTACTTCCCGCCCGATTCTAGCGCCGGCAGTATGGGTCACTGGAGTACCGAATGGAGTGTGAGGTGTGATGCTGGTCCGGACCTAACCTGGAGTGGGCCTCCGAACGACGATGAACTGATCCAGCGGGCTCTCAAGTCCAAGAGCGCCAATAGCGTTTTTGGAGTCAAAGCGAGCTTTGCCGACCTCTGGTTGGCAGATCCATCCAAACTCGCTTCCGTGTTCCCTGCGGATCGGTCTGGCGATCCCTGGAATGCCAGTCAAGCAGATAGCGCCCTTGCACAACATCTAGCATTCTGGACTGGCAAGGATTGTGGACGCATTGAGCGCCTGATGTGGCAATCCAAGCTGGTGCGCGATAAGTGGGGCCGGCAGGACTACTTGCCGCGGACGATTCTAGGGGTCGTGGCGCGTCAGGTAGATGTCCTGAAGACCTCAGGGCTGCCCGCGCCCCCTGAAGCGACTGGTGAGGCTGTAAAGCAACTGGACAGTAGCCAATATCTCACTCAAGAAGCTCAAGAATCTCTATTCTCAGGATGCTTCTACATCACCGATCAGCATAAGGTGCTCGTGCCTGGTGGAATGATCCTCAAACCGGATCAATTCCGAGTCCACTACGGCGGCCGCAACTTCACGATGTCCGCAGGCAATGATCGCACCAGCCGTGATCCGTGGGAAGCCTTCACCCAATCGCAGATTCTGTCGCATCCCAAGGTTAACGGCTCATGCTTCCGCCCGGACCTGCCGGCGGCCGAAGTGGTGCATCGCAATGGGATGAGCTTTGTGAACACCTACATACCCATCGATGTCCCTCGGGTTGCTGGTGATGCCGGTCCATTCCTCGACCACATTGCCCGATTGCTTCCGGAAGAGTTGGATCAGAAAATCATCCTCAGCTATATGGCCGCCTGCGTTCAATACAAAGGTAGGAAATTCCGCTGGGCACCTCTATTGCAAGGCGTCGAAGGTAACGGAAAGACTCTGCTCACTCATTGCGTGGCTGAAGCTATTGGCCGGAGATACGTCCACTGGCCAAAGGCGAGCAAGCTGGCAAAGGAATTCAACGCATGGATGGTGGGCAAAATTCTCTATGCGGTCGAGGATATTTATGTACCCGGCGAGCGCCGGGAGATTATCGAAGAGCTGAAGCCGATGATTACCGGCGATCAGCTTGAGATTGAAGCCAAGGGAGTAGACCAGATAAGCTCCGATATCTGCGGTAACTTCATGTTCAATTCCAATCATCGAGACGCTATTCAAAAAACCAAGAACGACCGCCGCTTCTGCGTCATGTTTACAGCTCAGCAAGCGTTCGACGACTTGCGCCGCGATGGTATGACCGTTGAATACTTTGTGCCACTGTACAACTGGCTCAAGAGTGGCGGATATGCGGTGGTTGCCGAGTTCCTACACACTTATCAGATTCCAGCAGAACTGAATCCTGCCGGCGACTGCCAGAGAGCCCCCTTCAGCTCGACTACCGGTGAGGCTATAAGCGCATCGGTGGGAGGTATTGAGCAGGAGATCGAGGAGGCTATTTCCCAGGGCTTACCGGGCTTCTGTGGGGGTTGGGTATCATCCCATCAATTAGAGAAGCTACTGGAGCGGTTGGGACGTGTGCGCGGCGTTACTCACTTGAGGCGTAAAGAAATGCTGGAGTCGATTGGGTATAGGTGGCACCCGGCGCTTAAGGACGGGCGCGTCAACAATTTAGTGCTGCCGGATCATACCAAGCCAAGGCTATATGTGCATGACAGCAATCTAGCCAAGCAAATAACGGACCCGGCGGCGGTCGCCAAAGAATATGAGCGCTGCAATACTGCCAGCGCTCCGTATCAGTCAGCTTTCAGGGCTTGAGTCTTTGGGTAATTTCAGCATCAGTCAGACGACCGATAGTTTGAATTCTTCCGTACCCTATCCCATGTCAGATATTGTTCTGTTATTGACCGAAACCACTGTGCTAGAGGCATGGTCTGCGATCCTCCGCACTTGATGCAAGTGGTGGCCGAATCCCCTATCCACTCGCAGTTAATACAGATGTGAGCGTTATGCAGGAACATTTTGACTCCTTCCACAGTTCAAGCATTTAAGGCGACGTTGACGAGCGTTAAGCTCAGTCCCACAGTGTATACAGGGACTGAGCTTCTGCCTGGTTACTTGCGGACCTTTGGCGCGCCGGCGACGGCCTGCCTCAGATTGAAACTTATCTGAGGGTATTGTACTTAGATCCCACCTTGGGTTATAGATTGTCATCTGGCGATACTCATCAACTCAATTAGCTTATCGGAGAAAGAAATGTAAGCCGAGTCCGCCGCCGAGTACGCCGCCGAGTCCGCCGAGAGTGCCGCCGAGCGCGCCGAGTCCACCGCCGAGCGTGCCGCCGAGCGTGCCGCCGCCGCCGAGCGCGCCGAGTCCGCCGCCGAGTCCACCGAGTCCGCCACCGAGCACGCCGCCGAGAGTGCCGCCGCCGAGTCCGCCGCCGAGTACGCCGAGAGTGCCGCCGAGCGCGCCGAGAGTGCCGCCGAGAGTGCCGCCGCCGAGTCCGCCGCCGAGTCCGCCGATAGTGCCTTTTCAATTTCTTCGGCGGTAGCGTCGGTCCGAAGAATTGCAGCAACACCTATGATGGCCGAACGATCCATGTCAGTATTGACGAATCGAATGACTCCATGAGTGGGATCAATAAGCATCCAACTCATGAATTGATTTACGACGTTGCTTAGATCGGCACCGGGATGCGCCGCTTCAAGAAATCGAGCCGGCCATTCGAGAGCTAACTCGTTTGGCAGATTCTCGAAGATCGTATCTTCAAGATGAGCGAGAGCGACTGGAATTCCAAGTTCGCTTTCGTAACTCATGTGCTTGCCGGAATGAAGGGTACATCCGACAGCGCAGCCTTTACCGTTTTCCCAATATCGGCCCTTTACGATTTCATCGGCGACGCGGTGAGCGCGGACGCGAGCGAGGTATTTTTCTTTGATAGCAGGATTATTGTGAAATGCGAGCATGTTTGATTTCCTCCGATATGTTGCCGGAATAACGCCCCGGTTGGTTAGCGCATCACGTAGGTTTGAACGGCCTCGATCTTCTCCGAGATGGGGTGACGGTTAGGCGGCCAAAAGCGTTTCCACGTAGCCGTAAAAGGCCCAATAGTAGGTATCGCCGCACCTCTCGTTAGATTGGCGACGAACGTGAACTTCACCATCGTTCGTAATGCGATATCCGCGTGATCCGTATATGGAGCTGAGTTCCTTGCAAAGTTGATTAAGGGTAGACATTGTGATTTCCTCCGAGAGTTTTTTGCTACTCCTTTATCTTCTCACACTACGGGTAGCGTGTCAAGGTCTAAATTCAGGCCATTCCGATTCAATCTCAGCCGCTTCCGCTACCTGGGCGCTGGCGATGGCTTGCTCTCGCAGCCGGATGACATCGTCAGTTCTCTTTTGGCTATAGAGCCGATTGGTCTGCTCGCAGAGCATCACCTTGTCTTCTGGGAAGCATCTCATGATGTAATAGCCGAACTCATTCTTGCGCCCGGTGAGCACGTCCGCTTTGGTGATCTCGGGGTTCCGCATCATGGCGGCCATCCATACCATATTGACGGCCACGTGGTAATCCTCGTCGAAGCCCAGGATGTTGACTGGAACCAGGTGTTCTTTGAGGAACTTGCGCTTCTCGCGGTCGGCACGGCGCTCGGTTCGCTCATTACTTAGATTGGACCTGAGTGCGAGAGATTGCGCTCGAAGTTCGATGAGTCTGGCGTTCGCTTCAGCATTGATGCGATCGATTGCCAGCTTCTCCTTCATCAACTCCAGCCGATCATCGGGGCCGCTGACTATTTGACCTTCGATGGCCGCCGGCTGTAGCCGAACGAGGCCGGTACTGTTTGGACTCAAGCACCTTTGGCAAGCTCCGTTCTTGCAGTAGCGCTCGGACAAGTGACCGTGACTGCAAGGTTTACCCGTGAAGTATTTAGTGAGACCTCGGGCGATGGCGGTTTTACGATCGATTATTTCTGGCATTCCTCACACCTTCCGTTGACAACGTGGATTCGGCGAAAGCGTTTGCATTTGGGGCATCGAATAGATGAATAGAAAAACTCCAGATTCCCATCAATCGCACCCTGCTTCAAACGTTCATGGGTTTTTGAAATTTCAAGTGCATCGAAAAACTCATTTTCGGCTGCACGTATTGGAGTGCAAGTCACTTTCATTTTTGTACGAGTTTTTCTTTTGATGATTTCTAAAGCATCTCTCATTTTCATAGAGATGACCTCCATCAGTTGTGATACCTGTCATAATATCACTATTAGACAATTTCGGTCAATAAAATTCAATCAGTCACATTCGAGCTTAAAACTCAGAATTTCATACCCCGTTGGAAATTGAAAAATGCCAGCAAAAGGCGAAATATGCTTACCTGAAATGAGGCCCGTAGCCCCAAACTCCAGCGTGTGGAAGCTGAACTCGTTTTTCAATAATCGACTTTAGATATAGATTGTGTCTAAACCTATATCTATATTTAGTACTAATATTTGAATACTGTAATTGGTCTGGACCTATTGACTATATACTACGGGGTATCGGGGTATTTTGTACTTAAAGCATTGATTCTAAAGAATGCCCGTTGGTTTGCCCGTAGCAACCCCGAATGCACCCAACGGGGTATGGAATTGACTCTGATCACCGATGAGCGTATTCTGTGGCTGTGAATAGCGAACGCAATACGTTTGTGGTCGAGTATCTCGTTGATTTTAATGGGACTCAGGCTGCCATTAGGACCGGATCGAAGCCTGAGAATGCTCCGATGATGGCCTATCGTTTTTTGCAAGAGGTAGAAGTTCAAGAAGCGATTCAGGAACAGATCGAGATCAGAGCGAAGGCCAGAGCGCTCACAGTCGAATGGGTACTCAATCAATGGCGTGAGATTGCGAGCGCCGATCCGAGCGATCTGATCTGGGTTGAGACTGAGTGCTGCCGGCATTGTCATGGGATCAATCATCAATATCAATGGACTCAATTTGAGTATGATGAAGTGGTTCGCCAATGTCTGGATCACACCTGTGGCAGTAAATGTGAGCAGCCGTGCGGTAAGCGCATCCCGCCGCTCGCCACGGGTGGCTTCGGGTTCAATCCACATGAAGCTCCGCACGAAGGCTGTCCCGCCTGCCACGGCGATGGAGTAGAGCAAGTGAGGGTAGCCGACACCAGG